TGTCACTTCCGGTATCACCCACCGGTGAGATACACATCCATCGACATATCCTGATTGTCGATAAAAAAGATTTTTACCGTTTCATCAGGGATTACGCCCTGATAAATTTCTGAAAGCATCTCGCTTGTGCCATTCCAGTGATTTGCTCGGATTTTTGCTCTTAATATGAAGCGGTAGGTTTCGTCATCAAGCTCAGTAAAACCACTATCAGCATCAAAGCGCCGTTTCCAGCTCCCCTGGTCAAAGCCACCTTTTCGGTATCCAGTGAAAAATAGACCCCTTTTATCAGCGTTTGACAAAACGTGATAAGCCTATCCATTCGCCGACGGCATCCAGTTGTTTACCCGTTGCCGTATCAATACTGAAAAACGCATTAAGCTGTGAGGCTAAGGCTGAAATATCCCTCAAAGAGCGTGTCATTAACTCAATATGTTGTGTAAACTTATCTGCTTGACGATGTTGTGGGGTGATGTACTCGGTGTAATCTCTCATGAGGCCACCACCAGTTTGACGTTATCCTCACGACAACTAACGGCTTCATTAAAAGCCACGATTAAATTTTCTCTTTCACGCTTTCTGGTGTTCTACCAATCTTTAACGACGTAATATCAAACGTTTTCCCTTCTTCATCGCGCAGGTAGATTTGCCGGTGAATAAAGACGGGTCAGATACAGATTGTCGCCAATGAGTTGTTGGTTGATATAGCCTGCAACTTTACGTCGGATTTTATCACCGGTGAGGGTGGTAAACCCCAAAAAAGCGGTTAAGTCGATTTCCACAATGCACATCGACAGTTTTAGGCCGGGAAAAGCGAATCGTAATTGGCATATCGTAACGGTCTTTTACTGTCACGGCGGTATCACCATACGTGCCTGCCCCTGGGGTTTTCTTTTGTGCGATTGCGTTGGCAATCGTGTTGACATCGCCACCGTCCACAATCATCGCAATGGAATGGGGAGAAATACCGTTTTTATCCGTTTTACTAGTGTCATTCTCAAAACCGCGTTGCCTCGTTACCCCTGGTATCAGGCTAATCGCGCCCTGTATACCTTCCAGTACCGTACGTGAAGGGAGTGAGACCGATTTGCGCTGCCGCTCCCGTAATTGATTATCCGTTTCAATCGGCCTACCTTGTGTTGCGGGTTTGGGATTGTTCACCGTTTGCCAGCCTCGTGTGGGCGTGGCTATCTCGGTTATTTCACCCACTAATGCGGTAACACTTCCAGCAACCAGACAAACCGCTGTCACCGTCGCTTCGCCATGGATGTCCAGTGTGACGGTTTCAGGTAATCGCCAGATATTGCCGTTTTTATCCCGTACGCGCCCATTCGTAATCAAAGTGCCGACCTGACCGGTTAACACCACGTCCACATTAGAGTAGCCTGATGCATGACGTGAAATGCCATTAATGGCGACATTATTTGATAGCGCAGCCCCTTTACTGGTACTTGGGCTAAAACTGTTATAGGTGGCGATAAGCGCATTATTCGCATCATGGATGGCTAACGCGTAAATCGCTATCATCTGGCCATCTTTACTGTCCGGCGTTAAATACGCATCCTGCCCATAAATTTGATGAAAAAAATCAGTTAATCGCATCAGTATGCTTTGATAATCGGGCGCACTGATGCCGTCGTCAGTGACTTTCGCTGACAACCCTAACGTATCAAGATTTAACATTATGCCTCGTGGATAAAGGAAGTTTCGCCATATTGGGTTTGTACTTTTGCGGTGATGGTGAGTTTTCGCGCCGTTGAGTCTTGGCTGACATTGAAATCGGTTAACGTGGTTACGCCCTGTGTACCTAGTATGCGCTCTTTGATGGTCATGCCGTAAGCATCAAGATAAGGTTTTCCCAATACCGATTGTAACCAGGGCGTACCTTCCTCACTGTCTAAAAACCATTGCCCCTGCCAGAGTGACAAACGGGTTTTAATCGCCAGAGCGACAGCATCAGGCGTATTGGTTAAAAATGTGTTATCCCCTGACCAAAGCTGTAGTCACCTTTTTCTGTTTCTCGTCGATAACGCATCAATCGCACCCTTTTAATGTTGTTTTTTATTTTTTTCAACTACCTTGATGTCTTCTAACTTTAAGGATGGCTCTTCATTGATTATTAATAAAAAAATCACGCCCATAAGTCGCCATGCGGTTTTTAGTTTGTGTAAATAAGAACCGCCAAAAAAAATGTTAACACTTTCTTTCATTTAATTTACCTCACCTGAATTATCACCACCGGCTTTGACACCTTTGTGGGTATGTGTTTCGTCAATCCGTTTGCCATTAGATGTCAATGTGCCCAAAAATTCAATCGCACCGGTGATTTTTGCAGCCACACCGGAGACCGCCGAACCCACCATACCACCTAACCAACTCAGTAATCCTTTAATGGTGACTCTATCCGAAAATGTAGTCTCTGGTGTCACAATTTCAAGCCCCCCAGGGGCAACAATTTTCATTTTTTGCGTTGTCGGGTTTAATTCAAAATAGGTTGCGCCATCGTCACTTCTTAACTGCATCGCATCCGTGCTAATTTGGCTTATCTTCTGTTTTTGTGATTGCACACCGATGAAAGCGAAGGCATCCGATAAATCATGTTGTCTTGGGTCAATCGCTTCTTGTACTCCGCCGTTTTGCCACCAAAAATCAATGCATCTATCTGCAAAGACCACCAGACACTCATCACCGCTTTTGACGGGGAAAGTCATTGTCACACCGCCACCACGCGGGAACACAACTGGCACGTCAACCAGTAGCGGTAAATTTACCGACTGCACATGCCCTTGGCTATCCGTTAAGGTTCCTTTAATCGCCGGCTGAACCACACAAGTGACTTTGCTGGCATCAAATGACTGAATAATCCCCGGCATCGCAACACGAAGCTGTGATGAGATTGTATGGCGAAAGACTTCAAGTAGTTGTTGTGGGTCACCGGTACGTGCTGCTACAGAAATCGCCATTATCCCACCTTTTTAATATCAATTCGATCATTCGACCCTTTGGCAATACACACCAAGTCCATGTACCACGGTTTACCGCGTGTATCACCGGTGTAAGTGATATTTTTCACAATATAATCCCCATCGGTGGAAAGACTCGCCGGTTGTGAGACAGCGCCTTGCGTTTGCCGCAAATTATTGTCATCGCTTTCACTAATTTTGCTATATCCCAGGGCGATATCACTGTTGGGTAACATCGTCCTATAGATTAACGCCTGGTCAAGACGGATAAGCCCGTTTATTTGGATGTTTGGATTAATCAAACAACGCACATTTACCCCCGCCTCAATCGTTTGCTGAGGAAGACCGATCAAACCGGTTGCGCTATTAAGCACAATTGCCTCTTGGACGTACTTGTTTTCTGGCACCATCACAAGCTGGCCGTTAAGGTATTGCCACGAGGCAAAGCATTGCGCTGCCAGATTATCTGCGGCATTTCTGACCATACCAAAGTACACTTTACCCCGAGGAAAGCGGGTATTATCGAACTCCGGCGTCACCCCTTTGACAATCCCATAAGGCGCAAGCCCTGTGAGTAACGTGTTATGTTGTTCTGACTGAGTATGCCCTGCGCTTAATGTGGTATTGAGTGTGGCATAATCATAAGCCTCGTGCGAGTCAATCGCCTGAACAATCACAAACGTATCGGTGGGGTTATCTCTGCCTGAAATCGTATAGCGGATTTTCCCGGTAAATATCAGACCCACGTTATCCTGATAGCCCGCCATAAGCTGCACGTTAACAAATTCCTCGGCCTGAATTTTGCTAACGGTTTCTTTTTTTAGATTCCAGACTTTAAACACCGCCGTACGAGGGTAACGCGTATCTGGCCAGGTGATATTGAATGTAGTGCGAAAATTTGACAGCTCAATGCCTTCACCCTTTTCATCACTGATAATCAGTGAGCATTTTCGTATCCAGTTTTTTGACATGGAGATAGATTCACTTATTTATCTGCCAGCGCATTAATAATGTCGGCGTATTTCTGCTGAGTTAGCTGCAACGCTTTTTCGAAAGACATAAAAGTATTTTTACGTTCAATTATTTTATTTGCCTGCGGTGTTTTAGGCAGTGATTCACTCATTTTTTTATTCATCATCCCGTCAATCCTCAATCGGTTATCCAGTACAATTTTACGGTTGTGCCCAAGGTATTGGGATTGATGTCGCTTTCCTCATCCGACAGCAAGACAAGCTTCCCTTCACTGATAAGGTGTTGATATTGAGCCAGTAGATTTTCACCTATGACTAGCGGAATACCCTGTATCACTCGTTGATTATCAACCGTGAGTATATCCAGCACCCATCCTGCACTTTCACGCCAGATAAGGTGAAACTGCCAAACAGTATCGGATAGCTTAATCGTAAACTGCTGGTTGGTGGGAGTAAGCGGTATTTCGTTAATTTCCATTTAGCAATCCTAAACCTCGGTTTAAAAGGCTGCGATTATCAACGGGTTTTGGCGTTTTCATACCGGTATTGCTCACACTACCGGTTGTGTTACCTTCTCGCATATTTTTTGCATCGGTAGATTTGATATTAACCGTTTGGGTTTGGGTGATGTTAAGCTCCCGTAAGGTTAATATCGCCATCAACACGGTTTCCGTGTGTTTATCGGTGGTCACTTCGATTGCCCGAATGAGCATATTCTGGTATTTGCGCTTACCTGTTATCACATCAAACGGTTGACGGCTGGCTTGAAGTGATAAAATTTGCTGGTAAATTTCTGGCGCGCTTAACCCAACGCGAATACCCACTTTTGCCGTGTCCCAAAAATCCAACAGCGATCCACTACTTGAAAACCCAACCTCCATCGTGACTTCTGCTGGACGCTTATAAGCGTGATCGGCAATTTCAGCGCCGAGTTCAACCGGATGTTCTGTTATTTCTAACGTATCTTGATGTTTTTCAGAAATCACCACATCCGGTACTAGTAAACCAATTTTGCGCGATCGTTGTGAAAAAAGCGTAGAAAGGATATCCATCAGTAGGCTCGCTGGGTTAATTGTCCAATCAGTCTGGCGTTAACGCCCGTTTGTTTATCGGCAATCGCATTGGCAGTAGAGCGGGGATCTAAGGCACCTTGAACATAAATATTCGTTTCCTGAGCAACTGAATTTCCGCTAGATCCAGGCATGTTGCCTAATACTTTCGGAATGTAATTGCGGGTTTCCTGTGGCATTAACGCCATACCATGCCTTTGCACATTGCCAATCCCCCAATTGTAAGAAGCTAATGTCTTTTCAATATCCCCACCGTTCATCTTAAACAGTTGAGCGAGATAACGCGCGGCCGCTTGCGCTGATTTAACCGGATCAAATACCTCATTCCCGTTTAGCCCAAGATCACGGGCGGTGCCATCCATTAACTGGAATAATCCTTTTGCGCCAGCGCGGGAAATCGCAAACTGATTGCCGCCAGACTCTGTGATGGCCACACTGCGAAGTAAGCCTTCAGGGAGTCGATAAAGCTGCTCCAGTTTGCCCAGTGTCGGTTGTAGCCATCCGAGTAATTGCCTGCCTGATGTACTGGGTTTAGGTCTTCCCGTAGGCACATCAGCGATATTATCCGGTATATTGCCACCTTGATTTTTGTTTGCCCAGCTATTATCAATGCCGAAAAAATCCAAACCGTTACCAATCGCGCGTTTGACTTGACGGGTGTTGTAATCCCATGATGCGTTTGCGCTATCGCTGATATTCTCTTTATCTGAAATCAGATACCCTGCATAGAGACCCCACAATTTCAGCCAGGGTGGGATAGGTAACTTGGCAATTTTGCCAAAAGCCGCTAACACCTTGCTCACCCATGCACCCGCGATAAAAATAGCCAATAGCTCAAGCGCATTTTGCCAACCACCTACCAGGTCAACCAATCCTGTTAATTTTTCACCTAACCACTTAAATGCCGCTTTTACTTGGTTTATTTCACTTTCCCACTTAGACCAGTTGATAAAGGATTTTCCACCTTCTTTCCACGTCTGGTAGTCTTCCCAAAGTAACAGTAAAGCAGCAATCAGGCCGGTGATAATCCCGATGGGCGAGGCAAAAAACGCGCGATTGAGCAACCAGATAGCCGCTGCCAATCCGCTAAAGGTAGTGATGAGGGTTTTAGATTTTTCGTCTAAATTGCGCCACCAATCAAAAACCTGTCCTATCACCTGACTGACTCGCCAGATAACCCGACTCACCATTCCACCGGCCTGATTGCTGCCTTTGATTATACTGGTTAATACCCGCTCAATTTTCGGGAAATTATCCAGTAGTCTTTTTTGGAGATTGTCTATCTCTCTGCTCAATCCCCCTGCAAGATGAGATCCGATTTTATCGCGAAAAATGCCAAACAACCCCGTCAATCCTTTCATCGAGATCATAAACTGGTTTGACTGTTTGGCAGCAAGATCGGCGGTAAATCCCGTTTGCTTGAGCATCCGCTGGTAATCCGCAGAAAAGGCATTAATGCCTCTGCGCATTGCCATTAGCGTATTTTCATCAATGCCGAGTAGTTGAGCATATTGATTGGCGCGGTAATAAGGCATGGAGGTCAGTTTATTACCTACACGGGTAAAAATAGCGCTCATATCCTGCAAATTGCCATTGGCATCTCGGGTCTGCACCCCAAGGCGATTTAAAAACCCCTCCGCACCCGGACTGTTTCTTAAAAATCGTGCCAGATTTTCAAGTGAACCGCTTGCCGCTTCTGCGCTACTACCGGTGAGACTGGCGGCATACCCCAATGCTTTTATGCCGGCGACACTGGCGCCGGTACGCTGTGACGCCCAGTACATCTTATCTAGTCCTGCCGCAATTTGTGTGGTAAACCCCACGACGGCCAGCGCTGCTCCCTCAACAGTCGCCCCCAGTTTGATAACATTGGCACTCACCCCGGTAACAACGGACTGAAATTTTCGCATGCCACTGTCATCAATTTTAAAACCTAGGCTGATGAGAAAGTCCCGCAATGTTTCAGCATTCGCCATGGCGATTCCTCCAACGCGCAATTCGCGCTTCGTTATCTTGCTTAATATCTATCCAATCGTTAATTTCGGCTAAATCTGCCAGGTCAACCGAGCCGTCTTTTAATGCGGTAAAGGGAATGTAGCCATACTCAACGGGGAAGCGTAAAAAATCTTTGCCGTCAGGCAGTGAATCGAGGGTTAGTCCTGCGATGGGAGGCTGGCTGTCTCGTCGCCTTGGGGTGCGTGAAAAAAATTACCGAGGGAGTCTCCAATCACCTGCGCCACAATCTCAAGCAGGCTCTTCAAGTTAATATCATCAAACATCAGTTCACCCTGGCGAAAAATCGGCGTCCATGCCTTGGCATTTTTGCGTGAAACCACGGCTAAACAAGGGTGTAAAATCGCGTTACAGTCTTCATCGCTCATTTGGGCAATGGCATTAGCCATAACAGGTAACACCGCTGCCATTGGCATTTGCCCTTGCTGTAATTTTTGCAATTCACCCGTTAAACCGGATAATACGGGTAATAATTTTCGCGTTACTTTAAGCTGGTCAAAGACACTCAGTTTCGTCGCGCGATACTCGTGACCGTTAATTTCAATTTCCATTAGAATTCTCCTAATAAAGCGTCGATCTTAATGCAGTCAAAAATCCAAGCAAGCACATTCGCCTCTTTTGCATTTTGCAAATCCGGTATTTTCTGAAAAGCACAACTACGCGCGGTGATGATATCGCCGGATACCGGATTACGTATCACAATCACATTATTACCCCAAAGCGCTGATGACACGCTTTGCGCGTTATAGGCGATCATCAGTTTTTTGTTAACAGGCGAGGCTTTAATCAGACTTACGGTTACCGTACCTGACTTCCCCCCGTGTAGTGTGTGCATCCCTTCTCCATCAGCACCAATGGTCATGGTGTTTTTAGCCTCGGTCATCGTCACCACAATGCCCTCTTCTGAGTTGGCTGAACCTGCACCTAAATCTATCACCCCCGTGGGGCCGGTTAGCGTGGCGGAAACATCAATAAAACTATAAGCGGCCATTTTCTCTCCTTATCGAACAATGGTAATCAGGACATCCGCGAAATGCACCGCACCCGCTAACTTACAGGCAACCTGAATCGGCGGCGCTTTGCGTTTCTCTCGTTCAGATTGCGCCTGCTCCGCAAGCGGTTGGATATAGACGTAATACCCTTTGGTGAGCGTATCTCCGCTTGCCAATTGACCTATACTGCCGCCGTTCCAGATACCCGGTGCAAGTAATCCATTAGTGACCGCCTGCGCTAGGGATTGCTCAACATTGGTTAAAAGCGTCGTGCTGCCTTGCTCCGTTTGAGAGACTTTGGTGGTACTGGTATACAAAAGATTGTACAAATTGGTTTGCACAAAATTTTGCAACCAATCCAGGCCGTGGCGTTCATCGAAAAAATCACCATTGGTCATCACGCCTTCCTGCATGATGGCGGTGTCGTTATCGTAATTAACAAACACATTGCAGTTTTTTGCTGCCAGCGTATTCGCCTGAGACGTAGTCAACGTCTCCGCTTTAACACCAGGCTCCTGTTTGAATTTGAGCGTAATGGTGGTGTTATTGCCGCCAAAATTGACAGAAAATGCACGACCAAAAGCAGAGGCTGCTGCATAGGGGGTTGATGAAGAATATTGTGTAAAGACCCGTTGATATTTCGCTTTTTTCAAAATCGAGGCGATATCATCTTCTTTCGTACTATCCAGTACGGCGGTATCTTGCGTAGTGTAACCAAAAATGCGTGAACTGCCGGCCGCACCAATAAAGTTGGCAATACCTTTGACTTCATCGGTAGAAAGGGCAGCGGTTACCACCAGTCCATACCAGTTGCTCGAAAAATCCGCCAAGGTTGTCACCGCCTCAACGATAGTTTCACCGTCCATACCTGAAACAGGGGTTGCGCCACTCTCTTGGGTGAGTTTCAGCAACGCCGATAAATCGGTACCTGATTCCGGTGCGGAAGCAAAACCCACTGCGCTTGTTTTGCCAGCCGTATTCGAGGTGACAACAAAGCGGTGATCACTGTTATTCCACGTCATCGTGGACGTGTTCATTTTTTCACTAATTCTTGCGGCAACCCCGTTTAAATTGGTTTCTTGTGAAAAATCAATACCGGTTAGTTTCACATTCTTGCCATTAACACTGATAACCATTGCACCATCAGTGATCGCGTTGAAGTTGCGGATTTTAGCCTCATCTTCGGACAAAATGCCACCGCGCAATAATGCGGGTGAGGCTGCTTTTACCCAGCGTCCCACGTATAAATCGACGGGCTTTGGTGACTGCTGGTAATAGAGTGAAGCCGCCTGATACTCGGGTGCGGTTGTACCAAAATCATTGGCGACTTCCTCAATATTGGAATACGCCCGTAATCGCTCAAGCGGATCGATAACGGGTGAGTCACCGACAATTAGCAGTGAACCAAAATTACGGCGACTTGCGGCACGCGGTGACATATCAAGCGTGACCTTAACCACCCTTGAAACGGGTAAACCTGTTGACATTATTTGTCTCCCAAAAACGTGACGTGGGCATCTGTCACTGATTTTATGTGATAGCGACGCACCACTTTGCGACGTAGATAAACGGTTATATCAAACCGGTTTACCCACTGATTGTTGATAAGCTCAGGAAACGCCGTAATTTGACTGTGGCTCCCGAGTGTAAGATTGGACTTATTCAGTTCCGCGTTATTTTGACTGAGCATAATGCCATCTCGAAAACGGGCGGCATAGACCATGCCGTCTTTTCCGTAGAAAGAGGCCATACACGTTAAGGTCTCGTACTGCCAAAGTTCGCTTAGTTCATCACGTTGATTGACCATGGAGGGGTTTGGCTCACTGGTAATATCAATGATACCGAAGGCACACCAGTTAGTATCAGGGGATGGCAACGGTGCCGGATCGCGTTGCCAGCGGGGTAAAACATGTTTCGCTGGCAATCCAGAAACGCCACAAACCCAAAGACTTAACAGACGATTTAAGCCTTCATTATACAGGGCATTCTCATCAAAGGGCGTTAGCCATCCCGCCTCCGTACTGCTGTTATTGCTCATGAGAGATTCCTCCGTCAAACGGCATCAGTTCACAATGCGCCTGAACAAATCCCGCGCCATAAGCAGTGTAAGGATCCACGGATTTCACCAGATATTTGCGCCCCTGATAGGTAACTATATCGCCAATATGATGGGTTTCACCGGCTATTAATCGGGTGGTGGTCACCACCAATATTCGACCACTAACGAGTTGTCCGGATGTGCGTATTTGCGCTTCAATTGAACTATCTACAGTAACGACACCTGAAAAAGGGTAAGTACTTTCTTTTGTCGAGGTAATACCTTCATCATCAATCAAAATTTCCCGTCGTGTGTAAGTGAGCGAGGTATCGCAAAAATCTGGATCAAAAAGCACATCGGTTACATCAAGCATTGGCATTTTTCTTTCTCACTAAATAGGTGATTGCACGCCGATAGGTTCCTGTATCAATCAGTGGTCTGGCATTGGCATTATCCGGCGGTAAACCGGCTTTTCGATTTTCAAGCGCTTGTGCCGCACCTTTGCGTCCCCGTCTTGCCCGGGCAGCTAATGTACTGTCAGCCAGTGGGGTAAAATTGCTTTGGGTAATGACGGTCTGTACCCCTTGAACGGCGATTTGACCTGCTCGATTTAATCCTTGCTCTGCTTTATCCGGTTGAGAATCCAAAATGGCTTTAGCGGCTATTTTAAGTTCCGCGCTAGTTTTGGTGTGCACTGAACGAATACCCGGTATTAGATGGGGTCTTGCCGGAATGTTTTTAGCGGGCGAACCAAATTCGTTGAGATATCCAATCGCCGCATTGCTAAAGGAAATATCCTCGCGTTCACTCTTTTCAGCCGGAATACCGACTAGCACGTCCTGTTTGCCAAGTTGAGTAAGGGCATCAAATAATTTACCCGTGTTGTCAATGCTTAAGGTGACGCCACTTTTCATAATTGCCGTCCCCCTGCGCCAAACATCAGTACCCACTGATAAAACTCCGCGCCAAATCGGGTATTATTCCAAAATCCCGCATTGGGGTTGAGTGTCATACTGTTGTCATAACTGACGCTGACCTTATCCACTGACTTAGCGGTTGCCACGCCTGAACTTGATCCCCCGACTCCCCCTGCCTGTAAAGATCGTGTATCCATGGCATAAAGCGTGAGATAATGCGCAACAAATAACCCCACCCAGTACGGAAAAACATCACTCCCTGAAACATTTTCACTGAGAAATTTGTCTGCTAAATTTAAACGAAGCTGAATTTGCGCGTCAGGAAATTTAACCGCATCCTGAAACGGGGGAAAATCATTACGGAATTGCTGTATCGTTGGCAGGTGTTTGTTCCGTTGGCTCATCAATACCCTCTTTATTTTCAGTTTCCTGGTTGATTTTCTCTTTCCCTTTTTTCCCGGTCTTGGTACTCACGTTTTCGTTGGTTTGCGCTTTAACGGGATTAAGCACGATGCTATGTACCTTGGCAAACCAATGCTCCGCCGTGCTTTTACTGACCTCATGAATACCCACATCAAAATCGGTTCGATCACCCGATTCATGAGTAAGCGTAAAAGGGGTATGTACCTGAATTTTCATAATCAACCTCTAAAAATGAAGCCCCATATTGGGGCTTAGATACCATCACAGTAAGCAAGTGTTTCCGGATAAACCGCTTCAACCGCACCCAGACGACCATAATAAGTCACCAGTTGATACAATCCGCGGTATTGGATAGGGATACTCTGTAACGGTACCATTGGGAAGCGAACATACTGTTTATCATTGGTATACGCGATCATGCGATCTTTGTTGCTGACACCTCGCCCTTTTAACCATTTCACCGCATAAATATTGAGTGGCACTCCGTTTTGATGATACGCAATGGTATTAGTTTTGAGATATGTCAGTAATGACTGGTTACCCGCACTAGAGACGATAACACTAGATATGTGAGCAAACTGTTCTGGCGGAATAAGTAAGTCTGTGGGAACCATCGAGTAAGCCGATGCAGCCCATGCATCGCTTAAGATTTTGTTGATACTGTCGCGAATTTCATCGGCAGTCGACTGGCTCCACGCTTTGGCAGCATTGTTAGTCTTGATATTGTCAAGATTGAGCAAGCCTTTAATACCCAATCCGGTATCACCAATATAGACCTGTTCGTCCATATCCATATTCCATTTCAAACGCATCCCTTCATGTTTCTGTGCATCCACGGGGCGACCTACTTGTCTGGCGGACTGTAATTCCACGACCGTCCAGCCCAGCTCCATTCCCCAAAGCGGCAAAGGGAAGCCATATTTTTGAATATCAATATTGACACCCGCTAATGCGGTGGAATCTATGCTAATCCAGTTTTTACCGTTAGGATTAGCGCCACTGCCTGCTGCTGCAAATCCTGTACGGGTAAAGCTCGAAATTTCATCCGCAATCGAGACATCTTCACGACGTTGGACATCCCGACTGTTGGTGTATTGCACCAAAGGCATATTAATCGTTTGGTCTAAACGCTCGAGTTCCCCAATCAAAAAAGCACCGGTTGAGTCAAACGTGCGTTGGTCATATGTTAACATGGGTTAATTCCTTAAATTTTGTACGAGATTTCAACGTTGCCGTCAGCATCACCGTGGCCGGTAAACTCAGCATTCGCCAATATCACGGTATTGATTTTTTCTGACGCCCCTGACCCCGTTTTTTCTTCGGCAATCAAAATAGCACCCAGTGGGCTTTTATCCGTTGCTCCTGCCACTCGCACATAGACCTTGGCGCCTTTTTTAACCTGTTGACTATCCACGCCAACATTCACCACGACATAGCCTCGCTTTAGCGCATCGCCGGTAAAGTTCTTTTCAGTGCCAACCTGCCGGATAAAATCTTGTGTTTGCGTGGTGGGATACGGGCGAATATAAATGCCTTTGATAACGTCTGCGGTATCATTTTCAGCAAGCGGCACAAAATAATCGCCGTCATATTTCCCTGCCAAGCCATAGGCGGGAAAACCATCTTTAGATTTTAGTAACACCGGTTCAGTGGTTAAATCACGGTAACGGGAGATTGCACCGGCGATACCCACTGGCATCCGGTATAAATAAGGTTTCATCATCATCATAGATTTTTACCTCGTGTCGCCCAAAATTCGGCATTTGACTTGTTTAAATCCGCAATCGCATTGCCGGATTTTCGGATTGAATCGATAGTGGGGGTATTGGCGATATTGCGGTTTTTCGAAAGTTCTGCGACCGCATTAAACGCCATATCCACGGTGCGCCTGGGTAAGCGGTTAATTTCCGCATCGCCGACAATAGCGCGCACAATAGTTTGGTCTGCATTGGCTAACACCTGACGTTTAAAGGCCGTGGGTTTTACCGGTGTTGAAAGGGCTACCCCTGGCATAATCAACTCTGCTTTATATGCCGCATCGCCGGTGATGGTTTCTGCCTTTTCGTTTTTTTCCTCGTCATCAACAGTACCTGTTGTTTTATCCTCCGGTTTATCGCCACTATCAGCGGTTTTACCCTCAAGGGCATCTAACCTTGTCAAAATGGCTTGAATGTAATCCGGTACCGCCTCATCACGGGTCAATTCTTCGGGTTTTTCCGCTGGCATCGGATGTTGCGGACTAATATTAATGTTGATTGCCTTGGGTAATTCACCCGTGCCTTCATCCCCAGTAAGGGATTCAGGCGGATTATTTAAGGCTGATTCCATGGCTACGGCGTCTTTCGTGCGATGGGCACTTAGCAGCCGTTTGAACCAGGTTTGTGTTTTGTTTGACATACTGTCTCCAATTGCACATCGTATTCCCGCTCGGCCTTTAGGTACCAGAGCGACATGATTGCCAACGATTTCATACTGACGGGCGATGCCAGGCGCAATCTGTTCGTATTGCGCGTCATAGCCACACGAGACTTCGTCGTTGCCGTGATTAATTTCCTCGATTGCGAGCGCATCTTTGATAATTAAATCCGCGATTATCAAATCCGCCTGTTCACCCTCTCCGCGTCTCACATTTTGCACATGCCCTTGCGCCAAATCGCGCCAGTTGTCGGTATCCACAAAAATCACATTGCCTTCTGCATCTTCGGGGTGGCTCAACGTGACGCTCATCCCCTCAAAAGAGGCCAGCGTTTCAGGACGAAAGACTTCATCTTCGCTTCTTTCAACTAGAATTTGGCCACGATTGTCAGGCGTCAGATTCGGCAAATCCAATGCGGAGTAAACTTGCGTGCCTGTTCGAGCTATCGGTACGTTTTTACACAATAGCGAGCCATCCGCCATTTGGTAACGGGTGTTACCAAGACGGGTTTTAAAGAAATATTTCATATTTTTTTCATTCAGAAAAAGAGACTTCACAATAACAGCGGCAATTCGGCAACGCACCCGCGTGCCCTGTCATCCCGTCAAGTGTGGGTGGGTTATGCCAATCAATAAATTGACCTTCCAGTTTTTTATGCGAATGGCGTACATCACCATCATTAGCCGTGCGCCAGATATAGCCTGTTGAGCCTATCGCTAATGCTCTCGCTTGTGTCAGTGCTTGTGTTGCGCGACCTAACTCGGTGCGGGCTATCATTTTTGCCCGCGATGCCGTCACATTGCCGGAATTCGCTATCATTGCGGTAAAATGTTCAGGGCGCTCACCGTTCACAACCGCCTCAATCGCCCGGTTTTGAATGTCATAGACTCTATCGGCAGCCTCAATCGGTAAGGATTTGATATACTTGATTTGCTCATGAACAAGTGATTGCATCACATGACCTATTGGCGCTTGAGCAATCAACTGTTTGAGTTCTTTGCTCATTTCACGGCTAGTTTGCTGCCACAATCTCGCGTTGTCTTGTGATACCGTGTCGACAAATTTTGTCGCTATCCGCTTTGCCCAGCTATCAATGAGTGCGCTGTAATCCGCTAATGCTTGCTGAATCTCCAGCACTGAATCATTCGTTCCGTCGTAACGCTGATTGATGATAGCCCCAATTTCGTGGGCGACCTTACTCAGGCTCATTCGATATTGGGTTTCCGCCCGTTTTGACCGTTGGTGCGTGGACAGAACTGAGCCTTGGCGGTGCTTCTTCTTCCGCATTCGCTATGTCCTCATCGGTGATGGTACTGCCTATACTGATTACATCGGACAAATCCCGTAGCGAGGACATGGCCGCTTTTACTGACAGCATGCCGCCATCCTGCGCGGCATTGAGCGCATTAATCATGTTAACCGCGACGTTAGACTTATCCATGTCTGACATTTGCCACAGCGGATTAAAGGCAAAACTAAAATCATCCGGTAAGGGTTCACCTAATGCCGATTGATGGAGGATTTCAAAGAGTTTGCGTAACGGTTGCTTGAGTCGCCTTGCTTGTTGTGTCGCGATATTGTCATAATAGTTAGCTAAATCCGCATCGCCGGTATTGAACCCTGACGGTGATTGACCAAACAATCGGACTAAGGGAATACCAGTTGCCCCACTGATTTGCTCAGCAAAGCGCGCCAGCACGTTATCCAATCCTGAAAACGAGTAGCTATGCGTTTCAAATTCATCGTCAGAATCCATCAGCGTCATCCCTTCATTACTTTGGTACTGACGTATCATGTCCATGTGCTTCATCAGTGCTTCATAACGTTGACCACCGGTGCCAATGATTTCACGTAATTTTGTTACCTTAAAAGTTCGTAAATGCGCTTTGTATACCAGTTGCGCAATACCGGTTGTGGTGCTGTCAAAGGCGGTTAACCGGTCAAAAATACGTTCAATGACCGACATGCCCCACTCATTCTCGGTTTTGGCTTGCTGATAAGGGAGCGTCACCCCATCAAAACGGATCAAGCGGCTATGATGCACTTTCCAGGCGGGGATACCATTCTCAACAGTCACAATGTCGTAGAACTCTGGCTTGCCTAAGTCCTTGCTTAACGTTTTGATACGACGATTCAAATCGGGGTTAACCTGCCAACGGTCAAGCGGTAAAATCCCTTTAAATTTACCTTGCCCTATCGTCTCGACGCGCAAGGGGGTTGAAGGCGCTTGCCCTTCTATCATAATAAGCCCTAATGCGCCGCCGTAGAGCCGTGACCACTTAATGGCGTTATTCAGGCTTTCCCATATTTCCAGTTCATCAAATAAGGATTCGATTGCACCTTTATCGCTCGACTCCATTTGCGAGGTGATCCGCACGCCTTTTCGGGTCATGTCATCAGCGACGGTATCGACCGCCGCACCAATGATCCACGATGAGCGGTAGGCATATTCCAGTAACAACCGGTTTCGACTTGTCCAATCAGGGCGATAAGTGGAATCAGCATGTTGATTGGGTGTTTGCATCCCGACCCGGGCGGTAAAATTCTCATACCCATCAACCGTTCTTTGATGACGTGATTTTTTCTTTTTTGTCATGCGTTTCTACCCAATAATGACCAAATTTCAAGTGCCGTATTCATCGGCGCAAAATTAATCATCACCGAATCCGCCAGATTGGGTGATTTTGTCCCATCCGGTTGTTTATCTATCACGATTTTCCCCACGGCGTTAATGGAATAGGTTGGCTGCGATAGCTCAACAATCAGTTTGTCTTTGAGTCGCATTGCACTATTAATGGCAATGAGTTCATCCGGTTTAAATGGCTGTTTTTCGACTACCGCTCGGTAAACATTTTGAAAGCGTTTGCGTAAATGCCACCAACTTTGTGCTTTGGCATTGGCGAAAAAATCCTTGTTTAATCGCGCATTCTGGCCGTCAAATCCAGCGACTGCCTCCTCCTCGGGATCAAACACGCCACCACTGCCGCGAAACGGCACCGCGTCGATGCGTGTCGCTCTTTTTTGTCTGCGCTGGTCATTGATAATTCGCGCATCGCCTCGTACACCTGCCCCGAGTCCATCTTCATCAAAGCGAAAACTTTCAAGCTGATATTTATCGGCTAAATTGAACACCTGCTCAACGCTGCCAAAAATATCACTGCCTTTTCCCGACCATTCCTCAATACCTTCAAGCAAGAAGCCATGGCGCCAAGAAAAAGCGTTCTTGTCTCTGCCTTCGTCCGCCACATCAAAGGCACCCAGGCGAATACCGGTTGGGTTAATGCCAAGTTTCGTGTGGGCATCAATCGCCGCCTGTACCCATTCTGCCGGAATCAACACTCCTTCAACCGACGCCTGATAGTTCAAATCCAACTCTTGCGCCACAATGACCGGATTATCAATTTTCTGGCACTCTTTTTCGTACCACTGCTCATCTTTACGGGGGTCACTGCGCCAATGAAAGGTAAACACCGGAATACGGCCACTATGACGTTTTTGAGCAAACGGATTAGCCATGCCATTGACCGAGCTTAAATCAATGCGACAACGTGTCGTTTGCGATAAGGCGGCATCAATCAGTAACGGACGAGGCAAAAAAGCGGCTTCATCGACAAAATAGAGTGTCGTGCGGTCACCCCGTCCGATATTATCCCCTGCTTCACCTTTGATAATTGCTCCCGTATTTGGAAAGTTGACCCGCATATAAGGCGCATGCTTTTTCGCTTCCCATCCCCCTCTGAACTCTTGAGGGAGCGTTTCAACAAATTTACGCGCTTTCCAAAATAGCGCTTTCGGGTCACCGGTGCTGTCAACGTACTCTTCTTTGCGTGACCCAAAGCCAATCACCATTTCATTGTTGAAGAGACACAACGCACAGGCTAACGCAATTGACGTCCAGCTTAACCCCATCTCGCGGCTTTTTTCGGTAATACCATTTTCACGCCCACGCCAACGGGTCATTATCCAATCAATCCATTCTTCCTGTTTGGGGAACAACAAAAACGGGATGGTGACCGGTAGCCTATAATCAATGTTACGTGGGTCTGTGGTCATGCCCCAGTCGATAATAAACTGCGCGGGATTGTCCTTGTAAAATCGGGTTAATGGTTTAAGTCTTTCGGGCTGCTCACGAAGGCGTTTTAATCGCTCAGCGCGCCACTCAAACACCTGGACATAATCCGGTTTTTTAAAGTCAAAAGGAAACGGTAAAGGCATGGAAATTTGTCCGGGAAAAGGGGAGTCAAAAAAATATATCGCACATAAATGCGTACATAAAAAATATAAAATAGGAAGTTAATTTACATAATATATTGATATTAATTGATACTTTTACTTTAACATTATTTGTAGTAGAAATAATATATCCATTTTAACCCGTTACCCCATCAATTTTTTATAGGCTTCTGCTGCCTGTTCAGGGGTCATGTCATGGGTAATATACTCGATATGATTACCCTCTTTTCCTGTGTGCTCATTACTGACCTGTTCACGAAAAGCCTGAACAGTGATATGCTTGCCGAGTAATTCAAGGTTCTTGATTTTATCCGGCCACTTTATCTTTTTAAGCAACGCATCTTTGCCTTTCACCTGAATAGTCGCTATATCCAAACCGCTTAATGTTGTTCGCCAGACTTTAGGCCATTCTTTTATTGGTTTTAAATCGCCTGACTCGTTCAGAATGTCTAATACGTCCATCTGGTCGATATCAACCAGTCGCTTAAGAACGTAGTCAGCATTAACCTCAATGCGATTTTTGCGCTCCTCCATGAGGTCTTGTATGCGTTTTTGGATGTCTAGTTTTGTAACGTTCTCACTCCCTATTCTACGGGCTGTTTTTTCGCTATAGCCTGCTCTTATTGCCGCCTGTGTTGCGTTTAAATCAATCAGATACTCTCGACAAAAGGCTTCCTGTTTATCTGTGAGAGTCATAATAGCTACCTTACTTAATGTTTATTTTTAGCCGCACTCTTCGCCCATCGTTTAGCCTGATTGAGACAATCCGCTATCATCTTTCCTCGTCTGCTAGCTGGCTGTTTGCGGTAATACCGGATAGCTTCACTTGTGGCTAAGCTAGCGACAGAAGAAGAAAAGCCGAGCTTGATTAACTCGGCCTTAACATTGGCTTCGATGAATTGCTCAGGAGTCATCCTTCTAACCTCATGCTCCCACCAATTAAATCAAGGGGGATTTGAGATAACTCCATTACTGTTTTTTCAGCTTTTTTAAGAATGGGTAAATCATCTTGACGCTTACGTAATCGACGACCAGCATCCGAAGAGTCTTTATCAGACTCTTTTCTGGCTGTAGCAACAATATTTTGTAATTGCTCAATAGTAAAAGCTAATCCTTTATTTTCTTCCAACTCCGTCATGTAGTCATAGATTTTAGCCTGCAACTCATAGCTGTAGCTCATTGCCATTAGACAGGCTTCACGTTTTGGAAATCGGTAAATTTTTCGAATAGACTGGGCACCGTTTCCAGTGGTGAAAATATCATCAGCTAAAAATTTAGCAGATGTTTCTCCAAGAACTTTGGGTACTTTTGCCATAAAATTATTGTGCTGTAATTTACGATATTTTTTGCAAGGAAACGTTAATGCTTCTGCTTCCGCTTTTGATTTCCGGTCAGCATTAATGTAATCCACCATTTCCAGACTGGTCATTGTTGGCATTTCTGTTACTAAAAAATTGTCATTTTTAGTTGTTACTAATTTCATCGTACTTTTCCTTATAGACAATCGAACCTGCGCGCACAGAACAGCCGCCCACAGAAAAGCACCATTTTAAACGGCGTTCTTCAGGCTCGACTTTCTATAAGGTTCTGTGTTTTATTGATGCGCGTGCGTGGCGCTGAGATTGTTAAGATTTGAACGTGCCAATGACCGATTCAGTAACACTGTGTTTTGATGTACTGCTGTAGATATTCCGTCTGCTTTTCGTTCTCAGCTATCATCGCTCTGAGACGGAAATAATCTTCTCGAGCTGCCTTACTAAGTTGTGGGGTGGCTTCATTATGTCGGCTCTGGGTGGTAGCGGTTTTGGGTATTGGACACACGGCATTGACGTGCAACCGCTTAACGCCAGCACGCACAGCATCATTGAGCTTATCAATTTCCGCTTTGGCATTATTGAGTTCCTCGGTGTGTTTAATATCGAGTTGGCGCAAGGCTTCTATCTTCTGCTGCTGCAATTCCAACGCTTCAATTTGCTCGTGATATTTCTGTTTTAGCGTTTGATAGTTTTGCTTGACGGTTTTGTAACGGCTGTTGAGAAAAACGAGTGATAAAACCAATGCGACAATCATCGCTACGACAAATGCGTAAGGTCTCCATAACATATTACGCTCTCTATTTCCCGACGGGTCATTAGCCCTTTCCAGACTTCGCCTTTTACGTAAATCCATCGTTTCATCTCATCACATGCCCCTTTTCGGTCATTGTTGTTGAGCTTTTTGAACAAGGTCGATTTGGCAAAATTACCCACTCCCACGTTATAAGCAAATGAGTAAAGGGCTGCCTGTGTTAGCGTGTTGATATTGACCTTAATCAACGGGTCAACATAACGTTTAACGGCTTTTAAATCGTCATTAAGCCACTTATCGCAGTCTTCTTGCGTGTACATCCGGTTACGCACAATATCCTTGCCTGTGTGCCCGTAGCAAACAGAAAGAATACCGCCACCGTCAAAATAGGGCTTAAGTCTCAGCCCTTCGAAATGCGTTATCATCGCTGAGGCTAAAAACAGCGCACTACCGCCCGTTGCCATCAATATTTTTTTCGGTATCTTCATACTGACGCTCCTTGAGTTTGTAATCCTTTTTGCGGTAGTACACGTTGATAAAAAATGTCCCTATCGTGCAGACAATACCCATCACAGCTACCCACTGCTCAAGGGTAAAAAAATCAAAAATCGTTGTCATGACTCCCCCGATGGTGGTCATGATGCCCCACAGATAGGCGGCAGGTGTTGAGTATTTTTCAGACATGCGCATATACCCTACCTTTGAGGGTTCCATTACTTTAAATTAAACAGGGGAGCCAACCGCCTTACTCGTTTTGATTATTGAATGTGTCAGTTTTGCGGTGGCGTAAAAACAAAAAACCTCGCAAAAGCGAGGTGAGCAAAAAATACTTAATCGAGGTTTCATTTATCAGCGTACATTTCTGCTGGACGCAAAAATTCATCTTGGGCACTTTAGCATACCTTTTGCGGCCGCACTAGTGTTTGATAACTGTTTGTATGATATTTGTACAATATGTCGATATCTAATTGAATATCAAGGGTTTCTAAGCATCCTAGAATAAATCCTTCCGCAATTTGCATTCTTTTTCGCACCTCATCCTCTCGTACCGAAAACTTTCGCGCAATGGCACGCTTGGATATCCCTCGGATGTAATAATCCTCAATGTAACTCAACTCTCTCGCCATTCCCACCGTCTTAAGGCGACTGACGCACACATCAATCACCAGCCCGTCCGTATCACTGCACGATAATCGGGAGGTGGAAAATGGCATGAAGCGATTAAAACCTGATGCCACTGACAACCAGCTCACCGAGGCATACGGATTGCCCGCACACCAGCCTCCCCAGTGTAGTAGTATTTTTTCGATGTCTCTGCTCATGATCTTTTCGCTCCTGTTGTGAACGGGGATGTTTTTGCTTTACCCCAGCAAGACAACCGAGACAACCAAGACAACCTATTTCTATTAATACTTTTTAAGGACATATATTACTAGCGCGCGTATTGGTTTCAAAAAAGGTTGTCTTGGTTGTCTTGGTTGTCTTACACCTTTAAAATCAATTAGTTAAACAAGACAACCTAATTAACCGAGGTTGTCTTGGTTGTCTTGTTTTGGTGAAAAAACGCGCGTTTGTATGCCATTAATATAAATTCTTTCCGTTTTATACCCACAATTTTGTAAAACATTACCAATGCGCATTTGTTCCCGTCGCGATATATTTTTTGGTTCCAGGTTCAATGCTTCACGCAAAATATCCGCTGTACGTAAAAATTGCCGTGCCCGTGGTTTTTGTCCTGTCATTAAATCTGGCTCATCTAACCAACGTTCGATAATTTCCTGCCACGCATCTTTGATGAAATATTTTTCATGCACCTGATTGGCTAGTTGCCCTGCTTCTTTAAATTGAATCCCTGTTTTGGTAAATAGCTCTCGCGCTTCCGCCCAAAACTGAATCACATCCTTTTTGATACCTTCTACATCCATTTTTCCAACTTCAACAGGCAACCAACGACGATTACCGGTTTTGTCGCCTAAAAATTCGTCTTCATTTGTCGTACCAATACTCAAAGAGCGTCTTGGAAATTGTGTGGCGAATTCCTTAAACTTAGGGATCCACTTTTCATGTGTCCGCGTGACAAAGGCTTTGATGGATTCTAGTTCTTTGGTGTTAAGTCCGCGTAATTCGCTAATTTCTGCCACCAGACAGCCTCGCATCTTACGCGCTAGATCATCATCTTTTTCAGCAAAGGAAATTTCAGTAAAAAAAGCCGGATCAGGGGATAATGCCGCCACGCCAGAAGATTTTCCAGCACCTTGAGCACCCACCAAGATCGGCACCATATCCGCTTTGATACCGGGCTTTAACACGCGTCCAGCAAGGGCTGTCCACATATAGCGCGATACCGCACGCGTATAAGCACTATCCTCAGTGCCAAAATGGGTATGATAAAACTTTTCGATACGCGGTATGCCGTCCCATTCGAGGCTTTTAAGCCATTCCATGGCGGAATCAAAAGGATTTTCATCCGCAGCCAGTAATACCACATCACGGATTAACTCACGTCCAACCGCTTTAAAGCCTCGCTTTTCCATTGTGATACGCAATCTGGAATAATCAGCATCAGTAAAGGTTTGCCACGCTTTAGTGCCAACAGGCGCAAACATGATCTCATCACGAAAAGTATCAAACCGAATTTCTACCCCGACAAAATCAGGGCACATAACCGCTTTAGCCGCATTGTCAATGGTGGCTTCTATTTGGCCTGAGGTTTTATTGCGTTTAAACGTAGGCCATTTTGAATTTTCAGTAGGGTTTGTTAGGTCTTCGAACTCATCAACTGTAGCAACCGCCGTTTTCAATCGCTCGACACCAGGATTTACCCATCCTGCTTTTTGCGCTAAACTGAATATCGCTTGATAGCCTGTTCTTTCGGCACGTAGTTCAGGCCATTTGGCTTCTGCAGCGGATATGTCTCCTTTGTCTGCTGCAGAAGACCAATCAAGCCACATCTTTTTAGCTTCCTCCTCAAAGTGAGTGTCTTTAAACCAGGCGAGACGATTGCCCATATCCACCCATGAAGGGTAGTTCTCAGCCTGGTTTAACATTTTCGGATACCATAGTGCAGAACGTAAATCTTCAAACGTCTGGTCATTGATATTTTGCAAATCGACTAAACGGGTTAAATCGTCACTATCGGTCTTAGGGAGATCAACCTGCTCAATAATAGGCGTATTATCCGAGGCTAAAAGCGTATCCACATCAACCACGGTACCTTCAAAACTTTCGTATTTAGCCCCTTCATGCGGTGCAAAAACCATATGCGAAGGCTCATAAACTGAGTTATCCCACTTGATCGCAAAATCGCTGAGCAATTCGAAACAATCCATTAATTCCTGCTCAATCCTTGGGCCTAGCGCTTTGTACTCAGAGGCGGTCACATCACGGGATAACAAAAAACCAATCCGCCAGCGTTGTTCACCCTGAGCAACAGGATGTTCGTGGCTAACAGTGGTATAGGCAAAACATTGATAAAATCCGAGAATGCCTGTAAGCATTTCCCACGCATCCAGGGTACAACCATCTATGTCAAGCCATAGCACGCTGCGGTTACCCGCATTAAGCGCATTACGCCCTTTTTTGGCATTTTTCATCGCGCCCCAGATATAATTAAGCGCTTTTTTCTTTTTGTCGAAAATGGCTTTTGTGTCAGAGGGACTAATATTAATATGCTTGGTTAATTTTTTTATTGCCTGCTGATACTCGGCAAAAGAGCCAGCAACAGCAGGACTCGGGCGCTGATCAGTAACACTACGCCCGACAGAATAATTGATTTGCATGGGTTATTTGGCCTTTAAGGTTTTATGAATTAGTTTTTGGAATCCCATCCGTTACATTAGGGTAATCGTCACTGTTTAACTCGTGTGGCGTCACGAGCCATTCAGTAGCTCGTGACCATTCAATGGCTTTACATCCTTTAGGTTTATATTTGCCCGCTATTACTTGACTGATAAAACCTTGTGATACCCCAACAATTGTAGCAAACGATGTTTGACTAATTTTCTTATGCAAAAGATATTCATTGAGTGTCATATTGGCTCCTCCTAAAATTCAACAATATTAGTATTGCTGATAACCTTAGTCAATAGCGTTACTATTTGAAAAATATTAGTAACGCAAATAAGGTATATAATATGAGACGAATAACTCCTGAAGATAAACAAGCTGCGGCGCGTTTAAAAAAGCTATGGAACGAAAAGAAAGAAGCGCTTTCTCTAACTCAAGAAAAAGCGGCGGAAGAGCTTGGCTTTAACACTCAGGGCGCTGTTAGCCAGTATTTAAACGGAAAAGTTCCTCTAAACACAGATACAATAATCAAATTCGCTAAGATCCTTCATGTTTCACCTGAAGCTATAAAACCTGAGTTATCATCACTTCTCAGTTATGTCAGGGAAACAGACTCAAACACACCTATTCAACAACCAGAAATTTCAATCACTAAAAAGGAATTAGCTTTATTGAAGCTTATAAATCAATTACCTGAAAGTGAACAAACTTCACTTCATGAATCCCTTCAAGAAAAAAAACGGTATTATGACCGTTTATTTGAGGAAATTGCTAAGGCGAAAGGATTGAAAGTAGGTTAATACATAATCCTTTAGGCTTACAAATTTAATTATTAAGTCGGTTTATTCCGGCTTTTTTAGTACCCCATATCTAAATAGAAAAATTTTAACTACTCCATTAGCATTACTTCACTCAAATATATTAGCTTTGCTATTGACAAATAAATCAGTATAGCTAATATTAAATAAGCAACGCTCTTTAACAATTTAGAAAGTCGGAATGTACAGCGCGTTATGTCTGTATGAGTGCAGCGATGCACGTTGCATTGAGTGCGATCCACTCTTTGCAAGACAGCAATGTCAAGGGACAAGCAGCCATACCAGACTGTACAAACGCAAAAAACACTAATTATAGGCCATTTTGCGAAGTGGCCTATGGTGAGTGACGACAGTTAAGCCGAGGATATAAATTCATGAATAAAAAACCTTATTTTTTCAACCCGAATTTAAGCAGTGAAGAGCTTGAGGATTGGTTGGCTGAGCAAAAAATCGCCTTAGCGCATTACAACAATCTAAAAAAAGAAAGAGTCGCCTTGACTAAGCGGCTATCAGAGGTAGATCGGATGTTAGAACGTGGCACTAATTTCTTTAAGTCAGATAAACTGAGTTTTCCTTGGGATCCCAGTCCGCTTCTAAAGGTACATCAAAAATGAAAAAAAAATTACCCAATATTTATATTTCACCGGCCAGGCATCAAAAAGAGCAGATCACGTATTTTAATAAACATGTCTGCTCAATCATCACTGAAGAGTTAGAAGATGGCACACCGCTATCACATATTCATCTTAGCAATGGACAGGTTATTGATTGCCGTATTGACCACCATTCATTAGTTGGTTTAATCGAGTATTACAAACAGCTTGATTAAATTAATCGCTGGAAAGAACATTTAAACCATAACCTGTAATCTCAACCATATCAATGCTAAGCAATGGGTGACTACCATCAGCGCCATAATTAACACCGCTAATAACCAGTCCTTTTTTTTCCAGGTTATACAATGTGTCTATAAGAGAACGTTCATCAGCTAAAGATAAAGAATTTTCCTTATCTTCAATGTTTTGAACAGGTGGATTTTTAGTCGCAAGAAATTTGAGTATTTTTAATTCCAGTTCTTGAAGATGCGATATTAGTTTTTCCTTATAAGTTAGACGAACTATAAGGATACCACCTCGCCTGACGTGGTTAAAAGCAGGCAATGAATGAATTGTGATTTAACCGAACAATACCGCGCTTCAACACTATTTCGCTGAAAAATCGAACCACAAAACACCCAAACAGTCGGTTTTGGGGTGTGTGAAATAACCAAAATACAGCCATTAAGTTGAAATCAACACCAGGGTACTACCATTATGACTGTAAATATAATCCGGATACCTCCGGCACACACCACCAAAACCGATTGGTATTTAGGAGTAATGATGAAATTTAAAGAATTAAGTGAAAAATCTCAAGAGAAAACCAGCGAAGCGTTACTGTATGCATTACAGGCAGAAATGGATTCAAATCGTACTTATTGATAATGTCAGGGCGAAAGCGCTTGCATCGGCCATTAGAGATGGTTTTATTGCGCTGGAAACAGAGTAAAGATAGACCTATTTTATTTTTGAAAAAAAAGTTGATTAACCTCTAGCTAATACTTTTAGCTAATTCAGAAAGAATTTGAGTGACTACTCCTGCATTAGCAAATAAGGTATCAACACATTTACCTACAACAGATTCTGCGCCTTTTTCTTTTAGTAGTTTTAACAGCGTTTTCTTTTCTGATTGTGGCAAATTCGTGTTATTGATAATGGTTTCTAGCTGCTCAAGGGTATTTTTGTGAATTTTAATAGTGACGGCGTTTACTTCACTGCCGATGGTATCGGTATTGGCGTAATCAAAACCTTTGGCAGTTAGCGCCATGTAATCGATATTAAAAAAAGGTTGTCGATCAATACTAAAAGAAACAGCTTTAGGTTCAATTAATCCTATTTTCATCAAATAGCTGGTATCTGCTGCCAACTGTTCCCAACCTAATTTATCTGCCAAGGTATTCAGCTGTTCTCTATTAATGGGCTCCATAGGTCTATTAGGATTATTTAGTGCTCGAATTATCATGAGATGTCTCTCTTTAATTGCCGTCATTACAATTCTTATTCCTTTTTTATGTGCTGTGGGAAACACATAGTAACCGGTTTTGTGTGTTGTGGGAATACACAAAAGGGGGCGAGCCTGACGCGCCAGAAATATCAGGCATACCCTATCTAACCCATCCCATCGGAAAAACCACCATGCAAAAAGCAAAAATCCTGTCATCGGAGCGATTTCCGATGAACAACAACGTCCGGCGTTTACGCTATTTACAAAAATTAGAAGCGCTAAAGCGCAATGTTAATCAAGAATTCCCTGTCACTTTATACCGTTGAGGTTAACGCATCATGTTTACCGAAAATACTCCCCTGCTGGCAAGACTGGCAGAAAACCACACGCAAATGATAATAGCTCACAATCAACTGGCCGAAGCCCATAAAATGTTAATCAGTCAGTTGGTCGGACATACTGAAAATGACCCGAGTGACCCAAATGAACCGACAAGGGTGAAAAAGCCGAAACCTTTTGCGCTGGATGTTAAGCCTCAACCTGTTGCGCCATCTGCTATGGTCGAGTCTCAAGAAACGATTAAGTCTGAAATTACTATCGACGTACCCATTAAAGCCGAAGACAAACCAGCACCGGTTGTCGCCGAGAAAAAGGTTCAAACCCCCAAGGCAGAAACGAAACCTGCTAAAGCCGTTAAACCGATTGTTGAAGTGCCTAAAGTAGAGCCTGAAGTAGAACCGGTTGATATTGAATCGCTTGACTTGCGTTGCGTAGTTGCCCTGTCCGTCTTGTTTGGGGACAAAGCACTTAAACCTGACAGTACGCAAGTCGCTAAAGCCGAAGCGACTTTTGCATCCGAAAAAGCTGATAGCGTCACTGGGCAAATTGATGCGCTGTATTGCGCCTTGAATGGGTTACCTAAAGTGACATTTCTTTCTAAAGCCAAGATTTTTACGATATGCCTAAAAATACTGGCAAATTGGGGCAATCTTCATGGACTTACCGATCGTCGCGAATTTGCCTTGTCATTAGTGCGTGAATTGCCTACCCCTGCAGAAGCCAAACCGATTGATTTTAAGACACTTCGCAGTGAGGCTTCCGCCTGCATTACTCAACTGGTCAAAGGCGGATATCGCAATGAAGCACTGGAAATACTCGCATCGTTCAACGCTAAAAAAATGGGTGACGTTACCGATGACAATCTGGTTCAGTTTATCGAGAAAGCCCAACGCGTTTTAGCCGATGATAACGCCGAGAGTAGCGATGGCTGAACATGCAAAACTTTCCCCCTCCTCAGCACATAGGTGGATGAGATGTAGCGCCAGTCTCGCAGTAGAAGCCACCTTACCCGATAAAACATCACCGTTTGCCGAAGAAGGCAGTGCAGCGCATGCCTTAGCGGAAAGCATCTTAACAATGCGTCAAAACCCGTTTAGTGACGGGTGTAAGCGAACATCTGGCTTTGATGCAAAGGATTATATCGGTACGTATCCGCTGCTAAAAGCCAACTCACCACAAGTGGATGAGGATATGATTGAGCACGTCCAGACCTATGTTGATACTGTCTGGCAACTGGCAGACGGGAAAATCTTACAGGTTGAAGAACGAGTTGATTTTTCAGCGGTCATTGGCGTAGAGAATTCGTTCGGCACCGCGGATGCGATTATTGTCAGCGAGGATGAACTACAAATCCATGACCTGAAATACGGTAAAGGCGTTAAAGTATATGCCCAGAACAATGAGCAACTTATGCTCTATGCACTGGGCGCTTTATATCAGTTTGACCTTATTTATGATTTCAAAACCGTACGGCTTTTTATCCATCAACCCCGCCTTAACCATCTGTCTGAATGGGCGCTATCGGTTGAGGACTTAAAAGACTTTGGGGACTTAGCCCGATTGAGAGCGCAAAAAGCCATGGAGATGGCAACCCTCGCCGAGCGCAACGGGCTTGATACGCTACCGGATAGTGCCTTTTCACCGGGTATCAAGCAATGCCAGTTTTGCAAAGCAAAAGGCGGATTGTGTTTTGCTCAGGCGCAATTTGTCCATAATGAAGTCAGAGGCGATTTTGTCGATTTAACCCAGCCGTTGACACCCCAACTAAGTGATGCCCCCAAACGCATTACGCTGCTAACCCCTGCGCAAATGGCAAAACTCTACCAGCATGCCGATTTGATAGAGAGCTTTTGTAAAGCCTTACGAAATCGGGTCGCCGAAGCCTTACACAACGGGCAGTCGGTACAAGGCTTTAAACTGGTGACTGGCAAACAGGGTAATCGCACCTGGGGTGATGAGCGTGAAGCCGAAGCGCTGTTAAAAGGCGCCAAACTTAAACAGGAACAAATCTACCACAAGAAAATTATCAGCCCGCCACAGGCTGAAAAACTACTTAAAAAAGACAAACCGAGTCGCTGGGCAAAACTGGAAGCGCTTATTGCGCGAGCAGACGGTAAACCCGTCATCGCACCGGAATCTGACCCACGACCTGCCATGGTTATTAATCCCTTAAACGACTTCGACGATGTGACCGAAACGTCACTCGCTGATAAATCCATCTAATTAAAAGGTAACGTGATGAAAATCAAATTAAACAACGTACGTCTGGCTTTTCCCGATTTATTTGAACCTTCTCAGTTTAGTGGTCAGAGTGAATTTAAATACCGTGCCACTTTCCTAATCGCCAAAAATCGTACTGACCTGATTGAGGAAATCAAAACCGGGATCAAACACGTGATTGGCGAGAAATGGGGCACCAAGGATATCGAAAAAATCTATAACAGCATTTGCAATAACCCTAACCGTTTTTGCTTACGCGATGGGGATAGTAAAGAGTACGACGGGTACGCCGAAAACTTGTATATCAGCGCCAGTAATAAATCCCGTCCGTTAGTGATTGACCGCAATACTTCACCCCTGACGGCACAAGATGGTCGTCCCTACTCAGGCTGCTACGTTAACGCCACCATTGAATTTTACGCCTATGACAATAACGGTAAAGGCGTCTCCGCCTCATTAAGAGGTGTTCAGTTTTTCCGTGATGGCGATGCGTTTAGTGGTGGAAGCGTGGCCTCCGTTGAAGAGTTTGACGACCTGAGCATGGCTGAGGAAGAAGATATAGCCTTTTAAAACACCGGGGAACTACCGCGGCCTGAGGTAGTGAAATAATCAGGCACCGCTCAAAAATATGAGTAATTTTTACTCAATTTATCTTAAGGAAAATTTGATATGTAAAGTGTAAATAACCCGAGGAGGCTTAAACATGAACTTAGATAATATGTGTAGAACCATTACGCTCACTAATCCCTGTAACAACCACCATTATCTGCTTAACCTGGAACAACCCGTTTACGCCGATGAAGAAACCAAAACATTAATCAATATGATCCAACTACTGGCAGAAGAAAACAAATACCTGAAAAAAGAGAATAAGCGATTGGCAAAGAGCCATCGGTAAAATGGTGGGCTATGTAAATGTTAAAGGCACAATCAAGGAATAAAGGATGAATTATCTTACGGGAAAAGAAGCCTCTATGGATTCAGTATTAAAAGATATTGAGGCCTTGAAAACAGCAATTTATGGATTACACAAAATAACAACAATCAAGACTAAACATATAGAAATACAAGGTGTTTTTATTGAAAAAATCAGGATTGCAGTAATTATCAGAGAGAAAATCTCAGTTTTATTACACAGTATTGCTCAAGACGTTGACAGCCTTAAAAGAAACATTTAAGCAATCAACACGCTTATTACTGGCATATTGAGAAAATTAACCGCCCCATAATTTAGGAATTATTTCTTTAAATAGTAAGCCAAGAATACCCGCCAATAAGAACCATTGCAGGCGATCAAATTTTTGTTCTAATCTATCAAAACGTTTTTCTGAAAAATCCAGGCGCTTATCTATCTGAGCAATATCTTTACGGACATCAGCAATCTCAGCCGATAAGTCTTTACGGACATCAGCAATATTGCGGTTTACCTCAACAATATCAGCTTTAGTTGCCACATCAGCAACCTCATGCGATTTACGTACTACCAGTGAAATAGCCCTAGCTTGTTCTCTGGAAATGCCAGCACCTTCTAGTTCTTCTGACGCTTGTAATGTATCAAATGCAACTTGACCCATAGTAATAATCCTCCCGTATTTAGGTAAGTATAACGGGTTTAGGGCTCAATCTGCAAAATCTTTCATCAATTAACTTTGAGGAATTTCTACATGCAAAATTTAATGAACGCACAAAATATCACACTATCCGGCAGTGAAACGATCGATTCACAACAATTACTGGTCATGGTTAATGAAACACGAAAAGAATATGGTGAGCCACCGATTAGAAATAACGTCTTCATCGATCGCATTAAAGATGAACTGGAAGGAGAGACCTACAAAATTTTTGTAGGTCAAAAAAACGGCGCTGATATTGAAATTATCGAAATGATGCTTAAGCAAGCGCTCCGCGTCGCTGCCCGTGAGTCAAAAGCTGTTCGCCGCTCGCTGATTGATAAACTGGAGCAGCAAAGTAAACCACAAAGCGCCAATGAAATTATTGCAGCAATGGCATTAGCTAACGTTGCACAGGAGCGACGGTTAAAGAGTATCGAGCATCAGGTAGAACAAGTCTCGGAAGAAATCGAGCACATCAAGCAAGGCACTATCCCAGCAGGTTTCCAGGGCTATAGCTATCTTAAAACAAAGTATGGCTTGAGCGATGCGAAATGTCGCCAGTTAGTCATGGCGTGGAATGTGCCTTGCAAAAAAGTGCCCCATGTTGCACCAGGCGGACAGATTACCCAAATGTCGGTAGTTGAGGAAGAAGCATTTAAATACGCGCTGGACAAGACGATGCTTGAGTCTGAGAAACGTGGCAGTCAGTGGTATCACCCTAAAATGGGGCGTTTTTCCGTTACCGCCTGATAAGGATAGATTATGCAAAATTTACTATTTTGCGATTTAGAAACCTACAGCGACATCCCGATTAATTGTGGCACGCATCGCTACGCTGAAAATGCAGAAATATTACTTTTTGCCTATGCGTGCAACCATGAACCCGTAAAGGTTTGGGATGTGACGCAAGATAAAACGATGCCAAAGGATTTAAAAACCTGTTTTGACGACCCAGAGATTTTAACCGTTTGGCATAATGGCGGTATGTTTGATACGGTACTTTTACAACACGTGTTAAATATTGACTTACCCCTATCCCGCGTTCATGACACATTAGTACAAGCACTGGCACATGGCTTACCTGGCGCACTTGGTTCGCTTTGCGATATCTTCAACGTCAATAGCGATAAAACCAAAAATAAAGAGGGTAAAGCGCTCATACAATTATTTTGCAAACCACGCCCTAAAAACAGCAAAATACAACGCGCCACGGCGGTAACACATTTTGAAGAGTGGCAACGTTTTAAGCAATACGCTGGCTCTGATATTTTAGCCATGCGCGAGATTTATCAACATTTACCGCGTTGGAATATGAATTTTAATGAAACAACGTTATGGCAGTTAGACCAAAGAATTAATCGCCGAGGGATGTGTATGGATGTTGAACTGGCGAAAAGCGCTTTGACCGCGGTTGAAAGCGAGCAGAAACGGTTATCAACCGTCACACAGCAATTAACAGGTAACGCTGTACAGGCTGCGACCCAACGCGATGCGCTGCTACAGCATATCACCGCGTCATTTGGTATCACATTACCGGATATGCAAGCCAGCACGCTACAGCGACGCGTTAGTGACCCTGATATTCCACGGGCTTTACGCGAATTGTTGTCAGTTCGGCTGCAATCGTGCACAACCAGCACCAGTAAATATAAAGCGCTGTTGAAATCGGTGAGTGCAGATGGACGACTTCGCGGGACTAAACAATTCTGCGGTGCCTCACGCACTGGACGTTGGGCGGGGCGGATTTTCCAACCGGATAATCTTCCCAGACCTACGCTTGACACAAACACCATTGATAACGGTATTGAGGCGTTAAAAGCCGGTTGCGCCGAGCTGATTTGCGATGACATTATGCAACTGACCAGTTCTGCGCTTAGAGGATGTATTATTGCCCCACAGGGTAAGAAGCTGGTTATTTCCGATTTATCCAATATTGAAGGTCGCATGTTGGCATGGCTGGCGGGCGAAAACTGGAAAGTCAATGCTTTTAGCGAATTTGATAACGGCAAAGGCGATGACCTCTATAAACTCGCCTACGCGCGCGCGTTTAATCTTTTACCTGAGAACGTCACTAAAGCTCAACGACAAATCGGTAAGGTAATGGAGTTAGGCTTAGGCTATGGCGGTGGGGTTGCGGCATTTCTAACGTTCGCCCTCGCCTACGGGCTGGATTTAGATGAACTGGCGGAAGCCGCATTACCTAACATACCGCCTAGCGTTAAGCGAGAGGCAATGCGCTGGTATCAAAAATCCGTTGAAACGGATAAAACTTATGGCCTCAGCGAAAAGGTTTTTGTTACCTGCGATGCCCTTAAGCGCATGTGGCGCAATGCCCATCCGCAAACCGTATCATTCTGGTACGATATTGAAGAGACAGTAAAACAGGCCATTCGTTCACCAGGGATAGCGTTTAAGTGCCGTAAACTTAGCGTTCGTCGCGATAAAAGCTGGCTCAGGATTTGTTCACCATCAGGTCGTAGTCTTTGCTACCCTTCTGCACGAATAGAGAATGGACAGATTACCTACATGGGAACTAATCCCTACAGCCGAAAATGGGAAAGGCTAAAAACCTACGGGGGGAAAATTACAGAGAATATCTGTCAGGCGGCCGCTCGGGATGTATTAGCCTGTAACATGCCGTCTATTGAAAAGGCGGGTTATGAGATTGTCTTAACCGTCCATGATGAGATTATCAGCGAAGCGCCAAATACCCCACAATTTTCCGCTGAGGGGTTAAGCATACTATTAAGTGCCAAGCCTTACTGGGCTTTTGATTTACCGCTTAGTGCAGCTGGGTTTGAGACTTATCGATATCGCAAGGAATAAATAATACACAGGATAAAACAAACATCATGGCCTTTATAAAAAACGACAGCCCACTTTATTTTAAGGCGGCACAGGATGCAGTTCACCTTGAGCAGTCCGGACGATACCATGAAGCCGCACGCGCATGGTCACAGGCAAATCGGCTGGCGCGTAATCGCAATAACCGTATCTGGAGTGAGAACCGTGCCGATTTTTGCCTGATGCAAATAAAACGGGAAAATATTAAAAGGATGTATTCATGCGGTTAATCAGGGAAAAAAGCATCGAAAAATATTTGGTGCGTGAAGTGCAAAAAATCGGCGGCATTGCCTATAAATTTGTTTCCCCCGGACGACGAGGCGTGCCTGACCGATTAGTCGCGCTGCCCAATGGCAACATTATTTTTGTGGAGTGCAAAGCACCGGGCGAAAAGCCCACTCCCTACCAATTGCGCGAACACGCACGGCTTTTTGCCCTGGGTCATCAGGTCATCGTCCTGGACAGTCAGAATTTAAGCAGCATCTTACCCTCTATCCGTTGAAAACCATTTAAGTAACTTATCTTGTTGATCCCCTTGTTTAACTACGGAGGCATACTCTTATGTCTAAATTAGTTGTTATCGAAAATACCATTGTACGCCAAGACGCTTTCGGACGATATTGTCTAAATGATCTACACCGTGCCGCCGTTGCACAAGGTAAAGCGACAGAATCTCAGCGGCCATCAAACTTTGTCAGAAGCAAAGGGATTTCCATAATAATAAAAGTATTGGGTAAAAGTTCAGTACAAATAATGCATGGTGGTGTTGAATCAGGAACTTGGGCTGTAGAAACATTAGCTATCCGCTACGCTGTGTGGCTTAAGAAAGAAACAATTATCGAAAAAAATAGAGCTACAACGGCCTGTAATTATAACGTAATAACTCATCAACAAGAATTTACCGATAGGATTAATGCGGGGCTTATGTTACTCGATTTTGCAAAAACAGAGCTGAAGCTCGAGCCTTCTGAAATAATTAACGCTACAAATAAACTTAGAGAGTTCATAGACGTAGAGAATATTTTATTAACAACAAATTCATAAAATTGCTGAGCGTCATGATGAACGGAATTACAGCAGCATAGTAAAACATTGACCTTTTAAATCACTATTGACGAAAGAAGAAACCATGCGCTATAGTTTACTTGCATCTGCAAAATCAGATGTCGGGATTAGCGTTCCGCTGTAACTAAGAAGGCGCATAGCACGCCAACAGCGTGTTTTTTTTATGCGTCAGTCTGCCATATCAAGAATCAATGGTGGGCTGGATGGGGGAGCCGTAAGGCTCGCCGGGATCCTTCTTAGCCGGTAACGCTAACTCCATTCAGTTCGCCACCAATCAGAGGTTAGCGTCTCTCGGTGGTGATTATCCTAATTTAAGAAGGAAATCATTACTATGACTACTCTAGTTTTCCGTAATACTATAATTGAAACTATTTCTCGTAATGGGCAGATTTGGTTTACTTCCGCTGAACTTGCTAGAGCTTTGCAGTATGCAACTAGCAACGCAGTAACTATGTTATATAAACAAAATTCCGACGAGTTTTCTGTAGGAATGTCCGAGATAGTCGAATCAACTCTCTCGACGAATTTAAAGGCGCGAACTCGTATTTTTTCTCTACGAGGTGCACATCTAATCGCTATGTTCGCGCGTACACCTATAGCAAAAGAATTCAGAAAATGGGTGCTGGATATTCTCGATAAACAAGCCGTTAACCAAAGCCCTAACTTTACCCCTCAACCCCACCCAAAAGCCGTAGAGCGTTTTAGCCATTCAGACACTCGTAACTTAACACATTTAGTCTGGTGTATGACGAATGGCTTCCGGTTTGAGCGTTCATGGAGTAATGCGGTGTGGCTGGCACTACGCGAAGTAACTGGCACGCCATCACCGGAGCGTTTTCAGGTGGAGCATATACCCTTAATGGCTGACGAATGTCGGCGCATTTACTACATCACCGAGTCATTACGCCAGATTATTAATGACGCTGAAAAGCAAGTTATCAAACGACTTTTACGTAAGCGTGAGAATATCAATACCGTTTTAGCGGAAATAAAACAGCTTTTTGAACAATTTCACCATCAACAAATCGGGATAATCACCGCACGCACCGATCAGTGGTACGAAGGTGAATTGACCCATTTCATAAAACGTCACTAATTAATCTTAACGCCCCTTTTTAAAGGGGCAATCTTTCATCAATTTAAGTATTGAGGAATAACCTTATGTCAAATTTAATCAACATCGAAACCAAAAACATTAACGGCGGATTAATCCAGACGGTTAATGCCCGTGATTTACATGCGTTTTTGGAGATTGGAAAAGATTTCACTACGTGGATAAAAAACAGAATTAAGCAATATGGATTTGCTGAAAATATCGACTTTATAGTTTTCACCAATTCTGGGGAAAACCCCTTCGGAGGCCGTCCGGCAAAGGAATACCACATTTCCCTCGACATGGCGAAAGAACTATCTATGGTTGAGCGCAATGAAAAAGGTAAACAGGCCAGACAGTATTTTATTGAATGTGAAAGACGTGTTTTACAACCTCAAACATTACTACCAACAGCAAAAGAACTGGCACTCATGGTTGTTCGTGCAGAAGAAGAGAAAGAACAGTTATTACTGGAAAACAAAAGCCTCTCAACCGAAAACGATTGTCTTAAAAATCTCTTCAAAGAAGGTATGACCCCTACCCAATTTAGCAAAATGCTTAACGGGGTAAACAGTCAACAGATAAATCATTATCTTGCAGCGAAAAACTGGCTCTATAACGAAAGCAAATCCGGTAACAATTTACGCTGGCGTGTTGCCGCTACCGCTCGGGATAAATATTTAACCGAAAAACAAAACGAAATAAGCCCACATGGTGCGAATAGTTTCATTAGTTATCGCCCTGTTTTACTTAGAAAAGGCGCACAGCGACTTTATGACCAGTATCTGGCTGACAAACTCCCTATGAAAAAGAACTGGAACGGATTACATACCCATGACAAAACTATCCAGATTGTCGCCTGAACAAAAGACAATCGCTAAAACCTTCACCCATCGCCCTTACCAAAATCTCATTATCAATCACCTACTCGATATAAAACGCTCAAATATATGGGCGGGTATGGGCATGGGAAAAACAGCAGCAACCCTGACGGCATTAGAAAATCTCTATTTATCAGGCAGTGAAACAAAGCCCACATTGGTGTTAGCCCCTTTACGGGTAGCCCAATCCACCTGGCCTGACGAAGCGCTTAAATGGAACCACCTGCATAATATTGAAGTGCAACCCATCATTGGCAACGCCAAAGCACGGATGGCAGCACTCAAAAATACCCATGCCAGCGTATTTACTATCAATTATGACAATCTCGTCTGGCTGGTTGACATCCTCGGAGACAGCTGGCCTTTTGGCACGATTATTGCCGATGAGAGCACCCGGTTAAAATCATTCCGGCTACGCAAGGGTGGTAAACGCACCGCTGCACTTGCTAAAATCGCGCATAAATCGGTTCATAGATGGGTGAACCTAACAGGCACGCCTTCACCGAATGGTCTGATGGACTTATGGGGGCAAGCGTGGTTTGTTGACCAGGGCGAACGACTAGGCAGAACGCATAGTGCGTTTACGTCCCGCTGGTTTAATCGTATCCAGTTCCCCGGACAACAGTGGAGCAGATTTGAGCCTTTGGGGTTTGCACATCTTCAAATTCAGGCAGTTCTCAGTGATGTCACCTTATCCCTTAACGCCGCTGACTGGTTTGATATCGACGAACCGATACACAACGTTATCAACGTTGAGCTACCTGCAAAAGCGCGAGCACACTATCAGGCGATGGAAAAAGAACTGTTTCTTGAGTTGGGTGATAGCGCTATTGAAGCGTTAAATGCCGCTGCCAAAACAATAAAATGTTTGCAAATTGCGGCAGGCGCTATTTATAGCGATGACAATCACAACTGGACAGAAATACACGATGCCAAAATCCAAGCACTGGAAAGTATTGTCAATGAAGCCGGGGGAATGCCAGTACTGGTTGCTTATCACTGGAAGCATGACCTGGAGCGTTTATTAAAAGCCTTTCCAAAAGGCAAAATGTTAGATGCCAACCCACAAACCCTTACCGACTGGAATAATGGCAAAATCCCGTTACTTTTTGCCCACCCCGCAAGCTGTGGACACGGCTTAAATTTACAGGACGGCGGTAATATTCTGGTCTTCTTCTCCCACTGGTGGGACTTGGAGCAGTACCAGCAAATTATCGAACGTATCGGCCCGACCCGTCAAACGCAAGCCGGACACAATCGCCCTGTCTTTATCCACCATATCGTCGCTAAAGATACACTCGATGAAGTGGTCATGGAAAGGCGCAATTCAAAACGGGCAATACAGGATTTATTACTGGAAGCGATGAAAAGGAAATAAAGCAATGGAAACATCAAAAAAGACTGACGGATGTATAATAGTGGTTCTTGCAATAGCCTTAATAATATCAATTTTCCTGTTCCTATCAATTGAGATACCGGTACCGTTCTATTCATTATTTTGTATGTCATGAAATCCATTTTTAACCGAAAAAGCAAATAACCTTATTTTTAATTAAAGGAGAACTCACCATGTGGATACTAATCATAGCCATGTACGCCAGCCATTACGCCTCAAGTAGCTTTGCAAGTGTCCATACTCAGGAATTTGACACTGAAAATATGTGCCAATTCGCCGCCAAACAGTTTGAGCGGGAGTTTGAGACTTTCAAGGATATCAACGCCAAAGCAATTTGCGTTAAGAAATAAGCCAATTTTAAAAGGTTCAACCATGAAACTTAACATCATTAAATTATTAATCACGACATTTTTGTTTATCGGTGCAGCGTTTGCCTTCGAACTCATTGTTGGACATCTTGCGCACGCCGATACCGTCATTGACCCACAAATCAGGTTTAAACGTGGTGAATTAGGCAATATTCATTTAGGGGGGCAAGAGATACTGGTTATCGGCATTATGATAGTGCCAGCCCTTATGGTCTATTTGGGGGTATTTCTCGACACATTGAAGAAATAGTTAGAACGAATAAATATTATCCCACCTGAATTTACCCCACTCAAACTACCCATACCAACATTGAAGAAAATCATTGTATAAAGGTTTTAATATCATGAAAAACGAAAATGATGTAATAAGCGATACCGATCTCATATCGCTAACCGGATATAAAATTCCATCTAAACAATGCGAAATTTTACGTGAAGCGGGGATTTTTTTTATAATTCGCCGTGATGGTCGCCCACGTACAACATGGACGCATTTTAATGACCCTATGAAACAAAGAAGTGCAATAAATATTTCTAAAAATATCGAACCTAATTTTGGAGCCTTAGATTAATGGGACGAAAACGTAAGAATAGTGCCGACAATTGGCTACCCCCACGGGTTAGCAGAGGTAAATCTGCTTTTGAATTCAGACCCAGATCAGGAGGAACGGTAAGACTCTGTAGTTTTAATGCAACTCCAGCTCAAGTTTGGTCAGCGTATGAAGCCTATAATAGTAATCGCAGTAATGAATCTCTTTTTGAGGGGCTTATTGAGCGATTTTTTACATCAGGTGATTTTATGGAATTAGCCGCTGAAACCCAAAAAGATTATCGAAAATACTCTCAAAAAGTTATTGCTGTCTTTGGAAAAGTAAACTCTGATGATATTAAACCTGAGCATATTAGACGATATATGGATAAGAGGGGTTTAAAGAGCCGGACACAAGCTAATCGAGAAAAAGCTTTTATATCACGGGTTTTTCGATTCGGTTATGAACGGGGATTAGTGAAAGGTAATCCATGCAAAGGTGTCCGTCAATTTAAAGAATCGGCGCGCACACGATATGTAACCCATGCTGAATATAATGCAGTTTACAAAACAGCCCCGACAATAGTTCAGATCGCAATGGAGTTAGCGTATCTTTGCTGTGCTCGTCAAGCCGATATTCTTTCATTAAAGAAAAGTCAATTACTGGGGGAAGGAATATTAATTCAGCAAAGTAAAACTGGGGTTTCACAAATTAAAGCATGGTCACCAAGACTAGAGAATATTATAGAACTGTCTAAGAAATTACCATTAAACGAAGGAATGAGCAGTATATATGTACTGCATCAGTCTTCGGGCGCTCGATATACGCGAGATGGTTTTAATACTCGATGGATGAAAGCAAAAAAAGAGGCAAAGGAAAAATACCCAGAGCTAGATTTAGATTTCACCTTTCATGATTTAAAAGCCAAAGGTATTTCAGATTTGGAAGGGAACTTATACGAAAAACAATCAATATCAGGCCATAAAAATGTCGGGCAAACCGCAAGATACGATAGAAGAATTAAAGTTGTCCCTGTAGTAGATGGGCAGCAAAATGGCAAAAATATTACGAAATGATATTACGAAAAAGGACTTTAGGGCTAAAAAACCAGCGCCAAACGTCTAACTTTTTATCACTTAACTTATTGATAACCAATGGAAATTCTTATGGTGCCCAGGGCGGGACTTGAACCCGCACAGCCTTAAGGCTGAGGGATTTTAAAATCATTGTTATTTACTTATTTATCAAGTAGTTACGCTCACTTTTCGCTATATAACTTATATCTACGGCCTAGAAAAATCAATTAATTACCACTAACTATATACTTAATATAGCGAAAAAATCAACGCTTAAATTCTATACCCACATCTTAAGTATTTATTAAATCTGTTTAATAAAAAGCTGAACAAAACCACCGTAACCATTCGTTTAACTACGGAGAAATTGTTATGTCTAAAATTACTCACAATTCAAAATAGTCAATTATTCGTTTAGCCGGACTTACACAAATCCACTTACATGCAACCAACAACTAATAGTTAACAACTTCCTCCAGCGCTGCTAATATGGTGCCATTAAGTGGGACTGAGTATCCCAACGATGAAATTGTCCACGGGTTTTTTGAAGCGGAAAAAAAAAGCCAAAGAGACAGGCGCGGTGCTTGAGAAACGAAGTCCATACCGATTTAGCCCGAGTCATTAAGAAAAATGCCCCTGAGCAAGTAGAGGCGTCTCCTTGCTAAAGCTGGGTTGTGATGAAATAAATAGCGTACTCAATGTACCTTATTTGTTTTCAATAACGCAACGGGATGTTAACAACTGTGAAAGAAATCGGATGAGTAAAAAATTCACCCCAACGCCCCATGATGCGGTATTTAAGCAGTTTTTAAGTGAAAAAGAGACCGCTAAAGATTTCTTTGATATCTGGCTACCGGATGAGATTAAAGCATTGTGTGATTTGGATAGCCTCAAAGTGGAATCTGGCTCATTCGTCGATAGTGAGATGAAAAGCTATCAGAGTGATATCCTGTATTCTGTCAATACCCAGCAGGGACAAGGTTATCTCTATCTGCTGATTGAGCACCAGTCAACACCGGATAAACTCATGGCTTGGCGATTAATGCGCTATAGCATGGCAGCCATGCAGAAGCATTTAGAAGCCGGACACAAAGAACTTCCTATCGTTTTTCCTATTCTGTTTTATTGTGGCGAACAAACTCCTCATCCTTACAGTACTGACTGGCTAGACTGCTTTAGTGGCAGAGATATTGCGGAAAAGATATACACCAAACCGTTTAAGCTAGTCGATGTCACCACGCTTGATGACGGTGAGATTATGCAACATAAGCGAATGGCGTTATTGGAGCTTATCCAAAAACACATTCGAAGACGGGATATGGCCGAGCTACTGAATAGTATTGTTAAACTGTTGTCGTATAATTATTATACTGATAATCAAGTTATTACTATGTTTAACTATCTAATCCAAGAAGGCAATGCTGAGCAACCAGCAAAGTTAATCAAAGAGATAGCCAGACAGACAGAGAAACATGAGGGGGCATTGATGAATATTGCACAAGGTATACGAGAAGAAGGCATACAACAAGGCATACAACAAGGCATACAACAAGGCATACAACAAGGTATACAACAAGGTATGCAACAAGGTATACAACAAGGGAAAGTTGAGGGCGAAAAACAGGCTTCCATGAAGATAGCGCGCCAACTTCTTGAGAAAGGCGTTGAAAAAGAAATCATCAAATTCTCTACAGGTCTGTCTGATGAGGAATTAAATCAGTTAACCTGACACCGGAACCTAACTCAATCATTCGAGTGTCAGATTTGGGTTCTTCTCAAAATCTGTCAATCCGGTTTTTTCGGCCAGTCAATATCGGGTGCAGCTGAAACATCCGTACGGTTCACAAAAACCCGATATTTTTTCCAGGCTATCAGTCGTTTTTTCTCGTCTTCGGTGGCCATTTCTAAATCGACTGCATCTTGAAGGGGTGCAATTTCACGAGTGGCATCATATAATTTTTGTTGTTTGATGCCTTCTAATTTTTGTCTTTCTGCTAATTTTTCAGCTTCTGCATCCTTGACCCACTTTTCACCATCCCAAACATCATATTCGCTTTGAGGGGCTAATGATGTTAAATATTCCGGTACCTTACCTAATTTTTCAAGGGTGACAGATTGACGGCTTTTCGTATCAAACAAAACCAAACCGCGATGATCTTCCTGATATTCCCATTCCTGATTTTGTTCATTAAAAACAACAGCGAAACCTTCCTTTTTGTCAATTGGTTTTTTCTCAGTATGAAAAGGCAGTATGTCATGAGTTTCATCCGTGTAAGCATCGCAAGGACCCAGCAACTCATGTGTATCACTCGTGTAGGTATAGGCTTTAAAAATTCTAAACATTTTTGATTCCTTAACTGATTCTGTACCAGCCCATTAGCGTAATAAAAGCATTCGTTATATTAATTTCGCTACTACTTCCCGTCTTTCCCGTTGTACCTGAAACAGAATGGGTGTGTGCACCGATAGTAACAGTATGTGAGTGGTTCCCCGCTTGTGATGTATTTTGAGCCCTTGGTTTCCATTGATTAGGATTACCGTCATCGCCTCTTGCATTCCATGGGTCACGTACAACGCCTGCAAAATTATGTGCATGATTACCCGTTGCATTCGTATTTTTAGTACCATAATCATAGCTACTGGTTGTTGCTGAAAAAGTGTGCCCGTGAGCGGGTAATTGGGCTTCTGTCAGCTTAATAGCATCAGCGCCTCCGGTAGTGAATACATTAGAACCATCTGCTTTTGCTAAACGAATGGTTTTATTTTCACCAATGTATTGCCATTTTGTATTTGGAAATAAGGTATTGGGATTTTTATTTTGAGCAAACCAGACAACAATCCCTACCGGATAAATTCCGTCAATACTTACGGTTTTCGCCAAGTCATAAGCGGCTTTGACGGCTTTGGGTGTGGCGGCCAGCGTTTCATCATTGCTGTCAGTGGCGCTACTTAACCGTGTGAGACCGTGTTGAGTGAGCGACGCAACGAGGATAGCAAAAATAATCTGTGAACCATCGCAACGGATAACATTTCTGCCACTGGGCAGTACAACACCAGTCCCTGACAGGGGTTTACAGGTCAGGGTGAAATTCCCCTGACAGTGATTGGTGACAGTCCAGTTTCTTATCCATGGCGGGAAAATTACGGTGGTATCAGCAATAAGATTGCCACTGAAGACCAGTTCTTCTTTTGCGGCCTGTAAGGTAGTCAAGGTTATCGTGCCGGTTTCCAGTCCGGTTATACTGGTGATGCCGTAACTATTCACGGGTACCCACCCTGTTGCGGAGGCATCCAACACTTCCGGATTGGTCGTATTCCCGTCTATTGTATTTAGCCAAAAACCGTCATTCGTGGAATTGGGCACTTTCGCCCCCGCCGGATAACCACCAATCGCCGTGGCAAAATCGGCATCAAAAGGGTAACCCGCGCCCGCATTATGCCAACGATAGCCGGTGTATAGTTCGTTAAGTGCCTGATTCATGTCACGGCCATCAGGGGGCAAGCCGCCTGCGGCTTTAATCGTCATGGTAATGGGAGGAAAACCGGCATCATAAGAAGCCTGATTACTGCCGGTGGCGTTTTCGCCGTTAAATCACGCCGTGAACCATTCGCCCCAAAGGGCACCGGTTTACGAGCGGGCAAGTCTGTTTTTTTCATAAAATACTCCAAAAAATTCTACTGGATGATTAACGCCCGCCGTAAAAAACATCCCCTCATTAAACGGATAGGCATCCTCGGCAAAGCCAAAGTAGGGGGCGACGACCTGATTGATATTCATCAGTACCCCAGAAGGTAACGGGGTGACCTCGCTGTTTCTCAATACCGCCAATTCAAAGGGTTCTAGGGGAAAGGCGGTGGTAATACCAATAGTCATGTCACGATAATTCACACAAAACGCCTCGCCGACGTCCCTTAAACAGAAAACGTAAGAAGCGATTGATTTCAGGAATAGTCGCAATACTGATGTTAGAAAACGCCTTGCTGAGTATCAAGGTTCGATAAGCGTTGTCCGCTAGCCGGATTTTTCTGGTTTCCTGCACACCCGCGTAATAAGGGGCATCACTGAACGGGGTGGGATAATCCGCTTTCCTTCGTCTGCCTGCGCAAACCCAAACGCGCTGTTATCGACTTCCGCCGTGAGTGTAACGTGAAATGTTGACGATTTTCCCCCACATATCCAGACCAAAGCGGTTGCAGGTG